AATCATCCTTAGATAGTGATTGTATATAGCAACCAATTCTGTGATGTTTCTGATAGCATTTCCTATTTCGCGAACCGGTGGGTTTTGGAATCCACCTTCTGGATTTTTACTTCTGTAATAGAAGATACCAGTTTGTTCGTATATGTCTTGAATCTCTAATGGTTGAAGTTCTCCACCTCTACCAAGTTGTACATTCTCTAAGCCCTCGATATCTATGATCAAACCATCAGGCTTTGCCTTAGCAATAGATTGTTGAATCTTGAGGTGTGTGATTTGTAACATATCAGCAAACCCAATAACAGAGGAAACCATTGATTTAGGAATCATTCCTCTAATGTTTGTTGCAATGGCGCTGTATGATAATGTAGCACGGGATATATCGTGTACGTTCTTAGGTATGTTTTTCTTAGGACCGTAGTCAAACATTAACTCTGTACCCACAATGTAAGTACCTCCGTATACAGTAGCGTTACTCATGTACATTGCTTCTCGATCGTATACCGATTGTTGAGGAGCATTGTACTCTGTCCCTTTGTAATAAAAGCCTATGTTCCCATAAGCAGATTCTTTCTTCTCGTATATGATGTTGTCAACAGACATGAACTCAAAGTCCATAACTTCAACCTTGTACTCATCGTATCCCTGACGGTAACGTGTTCCTGGACGATCATAAGTATATCCAGCAGAACTAAATTGAGTCGGATTGTTTCCGTACTTGTTCATTACGGTCTTTGCAATCTGTTCGTATTGCGCTTCAGTAAACTGATCACCGGCAATACGCTTGAGTTCCATTATGGTTATGAACTTAAAGTGTCCAGCATATGTCAGGTCCCCAAAGTTCGGATCATCAGTATAGTTATGGACAAACCGTTTTGGATCAACATATTCTTCTTTGATGCCATAGTTAGGATCATTAGTACGTTTAGCCACAGCCATACCAAGTGTGGCCAAGTCTTCAACACAACGGCGATATATAGATTCATTAAAGTTGTTCCACTTGAGAGTCAGTTCAGTAGCAATCTGTGCAGATATCTCAGCGTCAGTTTTGATATTTGTGTCAAGAAATATTTCTGTTTCCTCTGGTGTTTCCGGTAGTTCATTTGGATCTACTGAAACATTTAAACCAAGTGCTTTAGCCTCTTCTATTATGTTACGGTTTTCAATACGTAAAATAGTAGCGGCTTTCTTTTTATCTTTTTCTGATCTTGAAAGAGGGTCTATTGCCTGTATTTGTGGATAAGGCTCTTTAGATAATATTTTGTTTACAACAATCTTTACAAACTTTGGAACGATTGGAACAGGTGTGTAATCAAGAGTTAATAATGTTCCATCCCCGTTATTAGGGTCAAGAGAATTTAGAATCTGTCTGTATATAGACGTGTCTTGAGTTCCCTGAGCATAGTCTCTACAGCGTTCCATTTCTGTATTTCTTCTGCCGTATAATGAATTTTGATAGTCACTCCCAACCCATTGAGCGAACATGGCCTTTGCATATTGCAAGCCATAAGGCATAGACATCTTTTCCTCTGTGCCTGCTAAAGCGTCTGGAAAGGAAGACTGTCCTGATTTATATTGGTTATCCATACTTGAGATTGCTACTTATGCAAATATACTTCTTATTATTTTCGTATAATTATCTGACCCTTTCTGAAGAATTGCTTCTTTTCGAAATCACTTTTTACTTTAACAGGCTTATGTCCTTGAGCAGCAAGTAATGCCAACCCGCTTGATATGGAAAGGTCATACTTAGTCCTGTCATCTATTTTAAAATTAACCCAGTCCTCCAGTGTTCGCTCAAAGTACATCTTGCCAAACTCAAGAGTATCTTCATTGAGTCCAACATGGTCATGTATATATGCTTCGATCGCTTGAGCATGAGCCTGTATAACATCCTTTGAATTCGATGGTATACCCTTGGTTTTAGTTTTAGTGCTTTGAAATTTAGAACCTAAATGCTCTGGTCTTTCCATTAAGAAATGATCGTAACCTCTTGTCTCAAAGTACCTTGCGATACCGTACTTATTGTTTTCAATTAACACAGGGTATCCATAAAACTTAGCCGCCATCAATACATCCTCATAAAATATTTTAGCAAGAGGAGGTCGCGAAGCATATTCAGCAACAAACATATTCGATGGGTGACCCATGTTGAATTTATTATAGAAGTGACAGGCGCCCTTTGATCCTCTTCCATCTACTGTTGCATCGATGTCATAACTATCCACACCGGCACATCCAATCCAAGCGTTATCGGGTTTGGTTTTGTTTCTCAAATCAGAAGGAGGCATCCATGCTACACGCCATCTTCCATTTGGATCAGGCTTAAACATAACTTCTGTGTCCTGCTTACCGCCAGACCAAACAAAGTTTCCTACTACAATTGGAGAAGGATATAGATCATCATTGTATTCTATCTGTTCGTAAATCTTTTGCACATTAAACAGAGAGGCTTTGGCGCTATCTCTAAATGCCTCTGCTTCAGTGAATGGGAACTGGCGTATTACCTCGTTGAGTTCATAAGAATCGTTTACCAGTGCTTTGCGTTCGTTTTTTAAGTAAGTCTTTGCTCCTATAGATATAGGCTCCTCATACTCCGTGTAAAGAGTTTTCTCTGGATCTTCGACCACTGGCATCCCATACCTATCAAAGAAGCCCTCAAGGGCATCGTAAGACGGTATAAAGACAGAGTACAGTCCGCTACGTGTACGCCCATTGTCATTTCTTTCCCTTGGATCACTTGCACCATACAGATCTCTAAATTGTTTACCGCCTCTGTCCAGAGGATTAACGGTGCTACCAACAAGAGCCTTGCCTACTATTCTACGACCAACCAACAAACAAGTACGCTGTATCCTCCAGGCTTCTCTTATGTCGTTTCCCTGTTCCCACTTACCCGCTTCATCCAGATACAGCATATTGAGTTTCTCACCATCATATGCATTGGTTGTAGTGTTCTTCCAGTTTACAATTGTATTGAGTGCTTCACCAGAAGAAGATGTCTTATTTTTCTTTGTGATTCTTTTTGATGGCTCACGAAATGCGAGTTCCATACGGGGGTTGGTAGTACCGTCTTGTATAGGTTTAAAGAAAAAAGGTAGCGACTTATACATAGGCACCACCTTCTTCATGAATATATTTTCTTGAGCATCTGTTCCTGTCTTCGACATGATGCCCAATAATTTTTCTTTTACCTGGGTTCCTTCATTGACGAGTATAGATGCGGACATATTTGTGTATCCAGAACGACGACACTTCACATAGATCTGTCCAACACATCTTGGATCTCTTATACAGGCTTCAAGATGTACGAATAGTTTCCTTTGAAAGTCGAGGAATGATGGGTATCCAATATCGATCTTACACCACTGTAAGAAGAAGTAATGGTTACCTGTGATATAGGTAGGTACCCCGTTGTTGTAAAACCATACTCCATCTCTACGTCTTTTAAATTCTTCGCTTATATAGGGTGTGAACTTTTTTCTAAATGATTCCGGCATCCCAAGCCATTCTTCCATTGACCGGATCTTTTTGATATCATCAGGAAGTCCCTCTCTCACCCATCTCTGATCTTCTTTTTTTAAATTATTAAAAAGTATATCTTTCTTGGCTGGCTGCTTAGGTAACTGTATGGGTAAGTCAAAGTATAGCCTGACGTCTCCGGAAGTTTTGTCAGGGCAGATATTTATTACAATCTCATCTTCTATTTCTACAAGTCCCGCCATTGTTTAATAATCCCAGTAGATGAAGACTTGATTACTTTGAGAATTTTTCTGCGAATCCTCCTGAATAGTCTTGCTCTTCTTTAATTTGCCCACTTTCTTTAAGTGTCTTAATGAGTTGTTCAAGTCTTTCTCTTTCAACAATAAGTTCTTTAGCGTCAACAGCGGTAATTTTAATTGACTGAAGTTCGGCCTTTCTTTGAGATCCGCTAAGTTCCTGATCTACAGGCTTTTGTATTTCAGCAATCATGTTGTCAATCGCGATATCCATCGCTGCAACTAATCTTTGCGCTGTAACTATGTTATGCTTCTGCTTCGATGACTTTGCCATGTATGTGTTTTAAGTATACCCTAAACATTGTTTCACCATCAACCTCCATTCGATAGTCAGAATTCTTTCGAATAATAACTTTATCGCCAGGTACCAACCCAGTTTCTTCTAATCTATCAGAACCATACTTGATATATCCATATTGGTTATACTCATGTTTCTCCTCTAATAGATGCAGTGTGTCACTTTTTAATTCTTGTTCTTCTTCTGCTGGTGTAAGGAATATCCATTCTCCAAGTAACTTAACCTCACCGGTTGTTTTACTTTTATGTGCATACGCTTGACAAGACAGGGGGTCATGTCCTCCGTCGTAATAGACTATATATACATCGTTGTTTGGATCAAGCCACTGTCCTCTTTTTGCGGACTCTTCTAATTGATCAGCACCATCCTGAAGAACTAAGTGGTTACCACCCAGTATTACATGATGATGAAAGTACATTGTGTCTCCAATCTCTACCCCTGTGTCATATTTTTCTGGAACGCCAACAACCTCTCCTTCCATGGTACGATGCTTAAACTCATCCCACTTAGTGTCAATATATATCTCCTCTCCGTTAAGAGTTACGGTGTCCTGGGTTACATGAGGAACCCTTACAAGAAAATGTTTTAAAGGTCTCATATTGGTTCTGGAGCCTCAAACTTTAATTTTGTTGTAGGTGCTTCATCCCAAAGATTTATTGCAATAGCAGATCTTGTTCCTTTGGTCACAGTTGTAACTCTGTGATGTATGTTACCTGCGTCAAATATGATTAACCTATTATACTTTGCTTGAATTCTTTCAGGCTCATTGTCAGGACCATTAGAGAATATCTCAAGATAACCACCTTCTATGTCCATTTCAACAGGATAGAACACTGTACCTATGATAGGGGCTTTTATTTCACCCGTTGTTTTCCATAAGTCTTCGTCTTTGTCTAAGTGCATATTTAGGTTAGACACTCCTTTACCTTCACCGTATTGTCCGGTCCAGTACTCAAAGCCATCTAAAGAAACAGATCCATACGGAGGATAGTCTCTCCATATATAACAGATTAGTCTTTTCTTTAATGTATCGTCTGGTGAGTTCCACCATCCGTTCCACCAGTAGTAAGATCCGTTATCACTAAATAGGTATTCTTTGTTAAGTTCAAGATCCATCAAAAGATCTTGGTCTTTTATAAAATTATCAATTACAATCATTCGAAGTCACAATCATGTTCAATTAATACTGGCATATCATCTACTGTCTTCCAAAGCATTATACCCTGTTCTTTATTATAGATGTATACAAGATAGCGACGAATTCCGTGTTTAGCAAAACATCTATCGTCTAATATGATTGAATCAATTACTGACTCTCCTGCCTTTTGCCCTACATAGTAAGCCATGGCATCTTTCGGGTTTTGCCCGATAATGATTTTTCTAATAAGTTCCATTTCATTTAATTTAACCAGTAGTCAATTGAAGAGGAATCCCCTCTGTCACTTTCATCTTGTAAATAATTAGTGAAAGTATCTTCTACTGTATCTGTCATTAATTCATATTCCTCTATTGCGGACATATGCATGCCGCACATAAACTCATACCTGTCATTGGTATCAAGGTCTTCGTCTCCAGGTAAAAACGCACCAAAACAATACATAGATAGGAACTCTTCTTTACCGCCATAGGAATCCATAAGATCATCGATCTCGTCAAGTTTTAATCTTAACTGCTGGAAGAATTCTAATCTTTCTTGTTTTGTCATTATAAGGTTGCGTTATCACCCATGTACTCAACCTCAAGAGATGTATTGACTCCATACACGTTAACACCTAACCCGTCGGCTTGACCTGTGAGTCTAATTTTATAACCTGATGCACCATCGGAATAATAAAGAGCAGAAAGAGTATATGTGCTTATTTCTCCGGCTACTGCTGGTACCGTTATCGTCCGAATGATTGTACTATTAACTTCTATATTAAAGTCCGCACCCGCAGTTAGTATTACCTGTATAGTTCCCGTTATTTTAAACCACCCTTCAATCTCATTTATTAGAACTGAATCTCTTGGATCAGAAACTTGAGAAATAGATAATCCAGGTTGTGAGGCACCATTGGCCAGTGTACCAAACCATACTGAACTCCCAGTTGCCGTAGTTGCACCAGTCGCCGAACTATCATCGTATATCTCTGCGTACTGACTAAGCGTGTTGGTCGCTGTGCTACTCATTTGTTGGGTTGCCCCTGAACGAGCATACATGATACCTACTGTTGATGTTCCAGCGGTTATAGCATTGCCTACTGCCGTTGCTAAATCTGATTGCTCTATATATTTATAAGCACTTGTGCTTTCATCCCAGATCAGA